TACTTCCGAATGACGTAGACGGCTCGGCTCAGTTTCCCGTCGAGGCGTTGATCTTGTCGTTGAACACCTGGAAGTCACGGATGGTCGGGCGGGTACGGCGGTACTCCTGCCACTGCTCCTCGCCCAGAACGATGCGGACGGCCTCAAAATCGTTGTCGGCGAACACGACGTCAACCGGGTAGTCCATCGGGGACGGCAGGGTGTAGACCTTGCCGCCGTGCTCGACCTCGATCACGTCGCCGCGGGCCTCAGCCTCAGCGGCAACCAGCTCGGCGCCGGCGTCGGGGACCTCAACGGTGTCAACGGACTCAACGGGCTCGTCGACAGTCTTCTTAGCAGCAGCCATGGGAACTCCAAAGGAAGCAAAGGGGTTTGGGTGAGAGAGAGTGCCGGGGACTATGAGCCCTCCCCGGCAGGGGGAGTCATTTGCATCTACATCAGCGGAGGTGGAGACTGGACGTAGAGCGCCAGAGCAATTAAGGCGTGTCGTCTCGAAAACCAGAAGGGAGACGGCAATGGTGAATTACGACGACCCGAATGCGTGGGCGGACAAGGCTCGTCAACTCAGAAATGAGGCAAAGGAGCTAGAGGACGAGAAGCGGGAAGCCCGTTCACGGGGAGAGTCATTCCCAGCGTATAAGCAAAGTAGAATTTATTACTGCGAGGATGAGGCCGCACGAGACGAGCAAGTTGTGCGGAACATGCGCTACGGACAATCCCCGACGAATGAAAACCAAAGTTCCATGAACCAGCAGGCTAAAAGGTTCGGCGCTGAGTTTGACACTCGGTGAGGACCCAGCCGCTTGAGCTGGGCCCTCCCCGGCAGAGGCAGGAATTAATTCCTCAGGACATGGCCTGGTTGGTCAGGACGTAACCGAGGGAACCGTTGGAGTCCAGAGCCTCAATGGTGAGCTGGTACTCCTGAGCCGCCGTACGGACGAGCGTGATAGCGCCGCGGTCCTGGACCATCGCCCGAGGGATGACCACTCGGTTGTGGATGCCGTTCTGAGACCAGTCCACGACGATGGAGATCTCCTGAAGCGTCGGGCTGCTGGAGATGTCGAGTCGGTAGCTACCGGTCGGGTTGCCGCCACCGTCGAGAACCGGAGCCCAGTTGGCGCCGTAGAAAAGCTCAGTGGTGCTGATGCTGGTCTCAGCAAACGTGGCCGAGATAGAGAAAGTGGCACTGTCCACGTTGTAGAGAACCGGCACAGCGGACTGCCAGACGTTCACCGGGTTCGTGTTGACCTGGGGAGTGATGGTGACACCCGCGTCGCTCACATAGCCGAGCGTGGTGTAACCGGTCGGGGGAGTCGTTCCATCGCCCACATCGGTAGGCAGGGTGACGCCAACTGCCGGCGCCATGTAGACGTAACCGCTCGGCGCAAACCGAATCTTGGTGGTGTCGACGTTCGAAGACATAGAGGCTCCTTTGGGGGGAAACAAAAAACGGCCCCAAAGGGGGCCGTGAGGCTGAGGAGTTCAGGCGTTAGTCGTCAGCGACGAGGTACAGGCAGACTTCGCCCGTGTACGCGGGCTCAAGGGATTCCTTGTCGGGATGCCAGTGCGGCGCTGAGATCTCGTGCACGTCGAGCACCAGGGCGCCCTTCAGGGCCTTGTTCGGTAGCTGCTCAAGTAGGTACTCGCGCACGGCGTATGCGAGGGCGCCAGCCTCGGCCGCGCTCTGGCCGTACACGTCGTAAAGGATGTCCATGCGGTCCATGCGGTCCCGCTGCATGCGGGCTCCACCGGCCTGGATGACATAGATGGTGGTCTCACCGACATTGCGGCCTACGAGGGTGCCTGTCACCGCGTCCGTAGGGATGTCAGGGAACGATCTCAGGAACTCGATTACGAGGGGGAGCGGATCAACTCTCAATCAATACGCTCCTTCTCTAGAACTTCCTTGAAGAAGAACCGGCCCGCGTGCCTGTGTCCTGCCGGGTCGCGGTAACCCTGTTCCTGGAGCATCGCGTGTCGAGCCCGCTCGTTCTCTTCAACCACGACGTAACCGACCCATTCACTGTCGACCTCTTCGACCAGGGGCGTGATGTTCTTCTTGATGGAGAACTCGTCCGTCGTCACGTGAGGACCGCGAGGGGCAGCCTTGATCATCTTTCCGGCAAGCTCACCAGTCTTGGCGGCTACCAGAGCCCTGACTTCTCCGGAGTGCATGAGCTTGGTTTCAAAGCCCATGTCGGTCTCGAACGTGAAGCGAGCGTTTGAGGATCTGGTGTACTGCTTTCCGCGCTTCGGCATTACTTAGTCACCATCCTCACGTCGAGCATCGTGTATTGGCGGGAACCGAGCCTCCACCTCCACGCCTCCCCCTCGGGATGCCATGTGTTTCCCTGAAACTGGATTCGGTCAGCGGAATCGACATCGACATCACCGGGGAGGTAGAGCGTCGCCCTGTTGAGGGCGGTCTCACGGGAGGACTCGTCTGCCTTCCACGCACGCCGGTAGGGGACGCCGGCACCCATGCCGGACCACACCTCGGTCTGGTTGACCCAGTCCCGGTGCTTCCCGTAGTCGTCGGTGACGAGCTGGGCGCGGTAGACGGTTATACGGTCGTTGAATAGCGCCATGTGATCTCCGGTCGGTCTGGCCTGTGGGCCTCGGATCGGTGCAGGGAGATCGACGCAACGCGCTGCCTGTACTTGGACAGCATCGACTTAGCGGCCTCGGAGAGACCCGAGTTGTACGCGGTGGCCGCGTACTGAACTTCCAAGTCGCCTGTCTTCTCCATGACAGTGCCAGGGGAGACGGACAACCACCGGATCACCTCAGAACAGACAGCTGCCCTCACCGCGGCCGGCACAGCCACCCAGCCCCAAGAGGCTGTGACTGTGACGGTGGTGTACGCGGGAGCGTCACGCAGATAGAGGGTGGACCCCATGACCTTCCATTCGTCGGTCGTGAGGTCTCTGTCCTCGTACTCGTCGTGCAGGGCGAGGGACGTGATGACCAGGTTGGGAGACAGAGAGGGGGCCAGTAGAGCCTGACCCCCCTCAACCACCAGATCGAACGTCTCGTTGGTGTGCTGCTGGAAGTCGTTCCGGCAGTAGTCAGTGACCAACCCTGTGGCGTCGTCTATGAACGCGGTGATCCGAGCGGCCTCCGTGCTGTCTGCGACGGGCCGCCCGAGACGGGCGACCACATCGTCAAGGACTACGAAAGCCATCAGGATCAGTCCGTACGGGTCTCGGTGACGGTGACGGTGGCGTTGTGAGCGGTGATCGCAGCCTCAACACCGCGAGCCACGACGAGCTGTTCCGGCCGGATGACCTTGGCGTCGTAGATGACGCGGCTCTTGATCGCGTCGGTGAAGGTGTTCTGAGGCTTGTACGCCTCCATCTGAGCGAACGGGATGACGACCGAGGTCGCAGCAGTGGCGCCCATGTAGAGGTCAACCGCCTCGAACTTCTGGTTGCCCTTCCGGATCAGAGGGTTGTTCGGGCGAGTGTGGGAGCCGAGCCCGTTCGCCACGGTGACCGGGACACCGAGGATGGTGCCGATCGCAGAGGCGCCGTTCGGGATGACCGCCTGGCCGCCGTAGACCTGAGCTTCGATGAACTTGGGGTCCTGGAGCAGGAGCGAGCGCATACGAGGCGAGATGAACAGGAAGCGGTCCGCAGGAGCCGACTTGATGTCAAGGTTCTCCAGCATCGCAACCACGTAGTCATAGACCGAGAGGATGCGAGTCGCAGCCTTCCGCGTGGTGTTGTCACCAGTCGGAGCGTCGGTGATCTCGTCAATCTGGCCGTGCAGAGCAGGGAGGCCGGAAACGGTCGCGGACGGGTCAGCGGAGCCGTTCAGGTCCTTACCGGAGATCGCGGCGAGAAGGGTCTGAGCCACGACCTCATCGAGCTTGACCGCCATAGCGCGGGCGCGCTGGGCAATCAGGTTCGACATCAGGTCAATGCCGCTCTTGGTCTGGAGCTGGTGCAGCGCGTCGACCTCGATGTGGAAGGACGAACCCTTAGCCACTCGCATGTCGATGTACTGGAGCGAAGCGTGGTCGGCGGAACCGACGGAGCCGTACGCCGGCACCAGGCCCTTGTCAGAAACCTGGTCGTTCACGA